CTTACCGTCCTTGTATGCCTGGGTGAGGTCGTTCAGATATCCCTCCAACTCTTTTACTCTCTCTTCTTTTTCTTTTACGGTCTTGATGCCCAGATCCGCCAGGTAATCAACCCAGGTCTTTGTCTCCGCGGCTGCAGGCTTGATCCCCTCTTTGAGGTACTTCTGAAACCCATCGGTCAAAGTCCCCATCGAGTCACTGAAATTCTCAGTTTTCTCGGCTGCCTTTCCTGCTTCGATCTCGTACTCGGAAGTGTGCTCAGCCAGGGCCTTTTGCATCTCGATCCCTTCCTCGCCTCGCTTGATCGCCATCGCCATCGCACCGATATTCCCACCGTACGTACCGGTCAGCTTTTCAAACTCCCGGGCCGTCATTCCTGCCTGCTCTGCAGCCTCCCCCAGCTTTTTCCATAACTTCTGCTGCTGTTCATGTTCGGTCTGCGCAGACTTTTCTGCCTCCCTCTGAGCTTTCTTCACCTTCAAGTATCCAACGGCAAGCGCCGCCAGGCCAGCGGTTAACAATCCGATCGGGCCCAGCAGAGCTGTGAACACGCCGCCCATAGCTCCGGCCCCCGCAATGATCCCAGGGAGCATCATAAGCAGCGGCCCAAGGACCGTCAGGATCCCTCCCACGGCTCCGGCTACTTTAACGATCGTCATAGTAAGCTTCGGGTTCTCTTTCACCCAAGCTATGACCTTTTGGACTGTGTCCGAGACGCCCTTTATAAACGTTGTGAGGTGCGGGGCCAGGTCCTTGACTATAGTCATACCGAGGCCCTTCACGGATTGCGATAATTCGTGCTGAGCGTCCTTGAGAGCTGCTGCGCCCTGGGCCGCATCCGTGGAGAATACCACACCAGCTGCATGGGCCTCCTCCCTCATGGCCTGCAGACCCTCTCTCCCCTGGTCAAACATCGGGAGCAGGGACGTACCGGCACGACCGAAGACATCCTGGGCCAGGGCTGCCCTTATCGTCGGATCCTCGATCGCGGCTATGGCCTCCGATATCGCGAGGAATTGTTCCTCCGGAGCCATCTGCATCAAATCGTCGACGGATACGCCCATCTGACGGAAGGCACGCTCGTACGTCTCCATGCCTTCACTGGCATCCAGGATCGTGCCGGACATGCGTTTAATGCCCTTTTCGACATCAGCCAGGCTAGAACCCGAGAGCTCCGCCGCATATTTCAACTCAGATAGTGATTCAGCGGCGAACCCCGTTCTTCTGGAGACCTTGTCTATCTCGTCGCCAGCGTCTATGAATTTCTTAGTCATTGCCCCCAGGGATCCGACGATAGCCGCTCCGGCTACGGTCATAGCCATACCCATCTTGCGGAACCGCGCCGCTGACCGCTCTGACATGCCCTTTAGCTTTTTTTCGTCTTTGGCTACGTCGGCTACAGATTCGTTCCACTTAGATTTGTCCATTATCAGCTTGCTAATAATGGAACCGGCTACAAAGCCTCCTCCTATTGCCATACTAATGTCTCCTGTCCTTGGCCTTCCTCTCTTCTCTCATCTTGTGCAGCCTCTTACTCGCCTCCGCCTCGGCAGCGTCTATCTCCTCTTCGTGTTCCAGGTCGAATAACTTCCATCTGATGCTGTCCAGCCTCGCCTTTATAACCTCACGGCCCTGGTACGGCAACAGACTAGCGGAATACGCCTCGGCTCTGCGTGCCAGGGTTCGCACTCCGGCTTCACGCATCCAGAAAGCGAAGTCCCGGACGTCCATCTCGACGAGGTCCTCGAAGGTAAAAAGGCCAGGGAATTCCGCCGCTATTTCGGCGATTCCTTCTCCCCTGGCCCTTGCGAGTTTTTTGCTTTCTTCTCGGGTCTGAACAGGTTTTTGGTAATGAAATCTGTAATGCTCGCCAGGTCCTCTATCATGAGGTCACTTATGGCCTTGTGCTTTCCTAAGAGAAGCTCTAGCCTCTCGTAGGCAGCATCCAGGTTCCCCTTGTTCACTTCATCGTCCAATTCCTGTATCTTCCTGAGAATAGCGCGGCCAACCGGCTTAACCTTGTAGACCTTGCCATTGATCTCCACCTCCACCGGGTCGTAGAGAGTCGCGGACGTCTTGGTGTTAATTTTTAATCGTGGCATCTGCTATCCCTAGTAACCAAATTCGGTGGATCCGCTCTCCATCCCCATCGTGCCAAAATCGCCTTCCCATGCACTTTCTTGGGAAACAAAGATTTTGAAGCTGATCGGGAAAACGCGCTGTGTTGCCTTGTCCCAGGTGAGCTCCCATCCAGGCACAGGATACGCATGGTAGATGTGTACCCACTCTGCGGGATCCGTCGAAACGGCCCCATCACAGATAGGCTTGATCACGATCTGTCTCGCAATGTCGTACATCTCGCACCCGAGCTGGTTGCGCATCCTCATGACCTGTCCGCTGGTATACTGAGCGTTGAGCACCTCTGTGAGCTGCAAGTAGGTAGACCTGGTCATAGAAAGCTCTAGAGTAGCAACGGTTCCGGTCTGGATAGCATCAACGGCAGCATCCCCGTATCGCTCCTCAAGGATATCTGCAACGTTGGTTTCGCCTCTGTATGTGGTCGCTCCTAAAAACGGACCAAGGTTGAGGGCGCTGCTTTCGCCGTAGCCCCAAACGATTTCGCAGGGGCCCATGTCTTTAATCGGTAGTGCAGGCATTCATGCCTCCTTTTTTAAGATTTATGTTAGGGGCCACAACCGGCCTCTTCCATTCGAAATACAAAATTGACGGAAAACTCGAAGCGCTTGTTTTCGTCCTGGCCTATATAGCCCGGAGTCTGCATGGCCTCGATAGTCATGGCTAAAAAGTCCTCCCCGGATCCGTCTATCCGAGGTAGGTTCCAGGATGATGGAGGGCCGCCGTAATTCGTCAAAGCGCGCAGCACCGCCCAAGCGTCATCCCTGGCCTCAAAGTACGTATTGGCCCGGCACAAGACTTGTATATTCAAGTTGGCCATGTCCGGGTTGTAATAGTTGTGCTCCCCGGCGCCGGGCTCTCCGACCAGAATGCACCGATCGGGGGCATCCTGTGTCCTGTGCCCGACCTGCAGGGTGTTTCCTCTCACGAAGCCTGTCTGGTCTTCTATAAAAGTGCAAATCTCCCTAAACATTCTTGCCTCCCGTCCTTAGGAGCTTCTCTACAAATTTACCGACGATCTCGACGTACTTATTTTTAAACCTAGATGCCTTTTTCTCTAGATACTTAGGGCCGGGCCGGGAAGCCCCTTTGTCGCGAGTCCACCGGACGGTATTCGGGGCTGCTTCATGCCAGCGTGCAGCGTACACGATGTTAAACCCGGCCACACCGATCACGTCCCTCTTTGTTGTCTTTGGCTTGTCTACTTTCGCGGATCCCCACAGATCGCCAACGTCCTTCGGGGCCTGCGGCGGCTCTACTTTAGCGTCCCTCAAGAGCTCGTTAAGGGCGGCAAATATGCCCTTCTCCAGCTCTGGAGGTATCTGCGAGTCAATGAGCTTCTTAAAGCCCTTGTCCCAATCGCTAAAGTCGGTTTCCATTTTCATTCTACCACCTCATGCCAGGTAAATCTCGTAGTGTGACTTGGAGAACGCCTTCGGCTGGTGAACCGCTATTATCGCCCGGTCTATGTCCACGCCATTTATAGACTTAACCATATCCTCGTGAGTCAGGGCGCTGGATAAAAGATCGTCCAGTTTTCTCTTCTTGATGTAAATCTGGATGGTGGACGTCACCCTCTCCCCGTTGATATCTATGACCAACTTCGTCTTCCACTCCACGTATCCCTTGATCTCGATCTGGGCCCCGGACAGCGGCTCGTTCCACTCGTCATAGCCGCCCTGCTGCACTATCACGATGTCGTCCACGGAGTACACGTCAAGCATTTTTCTCCTCCTCTCTCCTTTTCTTTCTCTTGCGGGCCTCCTTTATGCCGTCATAAATCGTCTTCCCCTCAGGATCGCGAATCACAGACCCTAGCATGTCCTGGGTACTGAGTACGTCCTTCACTCTGTCCATGTTCTTCCTTAACCGCGCCATAATTAATCCCCCACCGGCTCCAGCTCCACAATGAGTCTCCGGTTCTGGTCCATCGTCTTGGACACTATTTTGAATTTCTGTCCGCTAGCCATAGCCACCTCAAACTCACCCGGATCAACATGGTTCATGTGCATGGTAGATGTCGTATTCTTGACGCCTTTGGTCTTGAACAGTATCCCTCCCTTTGACTTCGTCTTCCCGCCGTCAAAGTCCTTGGCTACGTCAAGTTTGGATGACCAATGAGACGTTGCCTTCATATCCAAGGTACTCCCTATCGGGGTCTTTTTCAACATGTCCAGGTATTCCTTTTGGTTGGCAGTTTTAACCGAAAACCCACGCCAAATCGTCCTGTCCTGATGATACTGTGGGGCTGTCCTAATGAAATCGTCCAGCCTCTCAGCCGAACGCTTTAATTTGTTTAAGGCCCTCATGCTGTACATCTCCCGTACGCTGTGTCCGTTCTCGGTAAACCCTAATTGGGCCCACCTCTCAGATGCCCCAGCAAACGGGCCGGTAAAGCTGTTTATGTCGTACCTGATCTCGAGAGCGTAGGCTCGTGAAATTTTTATCCCGCGAGCAGCGTAGTCGTCTATAATCTGCTGGACCGATTTATCCCAATCCATCAGCCCCGGGTTGACCCTCGGATTATAGGTCTTCGGGAAGCCTTTCGGTAACCTCATCAGATGTCCGCGATCCGGAACCTCTTCCCAGCTTCGTCTTCCCAGCGGGCGGCCCGCTGCCTCTATGGCCGCCTCCGATGTTGGGTGGGCCGAGTGCTCACAATTCGGATGAAACGGGGGCCACATAGGGATCAGATCATAACCGGGGGTCTTTCCGGTGACAGAGTACACATTGCCCTCGTAGTCCTGGCAGATTCCGCTCTCACAATCTGTGCCGTGGTCTGATATCTCCACCAGGTCGTTGTCGTATTGTCTGCACAAGTCCTCGGTGGCCACCGATTGGGCATCCCTAAGTGTAGTCCTGGACAGCATCTTCGAATAGTCCTTCAAACTCCACATGGCTCCGCCCTCATAAGTCTGTATCATCCCGCCTTCGCGCACAAATCTCCCTTTTGTAATCGCTTTCTGTAGCCTTTTAGCTAGAGTCCCTCTGGACCATTCCTCAGCTACAGCTTCGTCGGCTATCCGGTTGATCTCCGTTTCCAGCATCGAGTACGCAAATCGCTGTTCGATCTGTTCCTGCACCTGTGCCCTCCCCAACGTAACAGACGCTAGAGCCGTCACATCCAAGTATGTTCTGATTTCCCTCAGTATGCTGTTGTTTCGTTTGACCATTAATTCAATGGTGTCCTCCACAAGCGCAGAGTCGGACCTGCGCGGTGTATACTTCGGCTTTTTCCCTAGAATTTCCAGAGCTGTCTTGGTTTTCTTAGCCCTGGTCGCATATGCCTCCCTCAGATACTTATCGGCCCACTTAGCCGCGCCCATGTTAAGGGCCTTAACTATTCTCCTTGTCTTCCTCATAATTTCAGCCGAATCGCGACCGCTGAACGATTCAAGATCGATTCCGCGTAACAGGGATTGCAACTCCCTCTGGGCCACACCGTAAAGTTTGGTCAGCTCACGCTCTCCTTTTAGTGCCATTCGTTTTAAAAATCGTGTACCTTAGTGTCCACAGATTCTTCCTCGTCCCGCTCGATGTCCACGGCTCCAAAGTCTTTTGCTACCGCCCACGGATCGAGCAGGCCAATAACCACCGGCGGAACCGGTATCTCCATCAACATGTCCTTAGAGTACGCTTCTTTTACAACTCCGGCGTTTATGACCCCTTGGGCCTGGGCTCCCTTCCGCCTGTCTTCGTCATCAATATGCAAGGCCAAATAGTAGGCCATCTCAGCGTTGGCTATCCGGAGTGTCTCCAAATCGTCCGCGGAGGCTTCGCTATAAGTTGGAAGGTCCCATCTAGGGTCGCGGTAGATACGGTTATACGCGTGCTTTACCGCCACAGTCTTAGTAGGATCATCCGCCAAATCATCC